TCGCTCTCGAGACCAAGGTCGCTGCTGGGAATGCGGTCCGCGGTAGCTGCGGTTACCTGACCAACGCGAAGGTCATCGGCGACATGAAGGCCACCGAGCGCACGTCTACCAACGGCCGCTACCTCCTGGATGGCGACATGAAGAGACTCAACGGCTACCCGATCGAGATGACGAACCTCGTCCCGTCCAACCTCACGAAGGGCGATGCGAGCCAGGTCTGCTCCGCTCTGATCTTCGGTAACTGGAAGGACCTCTACGTCGGCCAGTGGGGCGGTATCGACATCGTCGTCGATCCTTACAGCCGCGCCGACTACGCCGACGTCGTGATCACCCTCAATGCCTGGAACGACGTCCTCGTCGCCGAGCCGAAGAGCTTCGCCGCTATTGTCGATGTGACCACCACCGCTTAGTTCTCCCCCGCCATGCTTCTATCCCGTAAATATGACAGTGCCATGATGGCCGCCTTGATGGCCGCCTTGAAGAGTCATCTCCGTATCACGGCAAATGACCTGGACGGGCAGCTGGACATGTATCTGCGCGCAGCCGTCGACTCGGCCGAGCAGTTTACGGGCATCGTCCTTGTCAAGTCCGGGATGGAACTGGAAGAGGATTTCGCCAAACTGCTGAGACTCCCGCTGCCGCTCATGTCGGTAGAGGGGGTCTCGGTAGACGGCGAAGAACTGAGCTCTGAGGACTACACGGTGACCGGTGGCAAGCTGGTATTCTCGGAAGGTGTCTCCGGAAGTGTTGCGCAGGTATCTTGCACAGCTGGCCGGACCCACATGGAAGAGGACATCCGGGCGGCCATCATGCTCCGCGCCGCGAAACTCTTCAACAACCCGGCGGATAGCGCAGAGATGCTGATCAGCGCCTCCGATAACCTGCTCACTCCCTATCGTCAGATCAGGAGGTAGGCTATGGAGAACCGGATCAACATCGGCAAGCTGGATACCAAGATCTCCGTGCTTATGTACACGGAGAGCCGGGGTGCCGAGAGTGAGCTCGTGAAGACCTGGGTGGAGCACTCCACGCCCTACGCAAAGGTGGAGCGGGAGACCTCCGAACAGATCTCGATGGGCAATCTGGAAGAGCGGCAGGTCCTGACGGTGACAATGTACAAGATCCCGGAGCTGACGACCCGCTGGCGTATCGCGGTGGCCGGCCAGCCTTATGAGATCTCAGACATCGACCCTATCAGCAGGATCTCCCCTCTTTGTGTTTTGACCGTTCATGCTATTGACCGATAGGAGCAATGGCCACTGTACGGATAGAGGGCTTGGAAGACACCCTCAGGTTCTTTGACAAGCAGCCGGCTAACGCCAAAAGCATCGTGCAGAAGGCGATGAAGGCCGGCGCCAAGGCTGGGGCGAAGTCCCTGAAGCAGGCTCTGCCGAGCCGGTGGAAGAAGCTCCCTAAGTCTAAGGCTGGAATAGATGCCCGTAACGAGATCTGGTGCCGCTTCGGTGTGTACAACAATCAGGTCGCGCAAGGGCACCAGCCGAAGGCCTACCAGGGAGCTGATTCCAAGACCGGCATCACGGACTGGTTCAAGTTCTACTGGCAGAACTACGGGACGCTCACGCACAGGGACAGGTCGCATCAGTTTGTCCGCGGCGTGAGGAAGAACCCGGCAAGGCGTAACAACGTGGGGCAGCGTCCCACTAACGTGTACGACAGGGCGGTCGATTCCGCCATGAGAGATTTCATGGACGCCTTTGAGGCTTCCATCGAGCAGAACAAAAACGAATTGCTGAACAGATGACTGACAACTTGGGAATAGACTTGACTGCAGCGCTCGCCGACATCGTGCCCCTGTACTTTGCGGAGGCCGAGACTAACGTATATCCCTTCTGCGTGTACAGCAGGGTCATCCGCGAGGTACGGGACAAGGATGGAGTGTGTGCCATCCGGAGCGAGCTGACGCTGGAGGTCGTCTCTGACGGCTACGAAGAGGCCAAGGCTAAGGCGGCAGCGGTACGGGGGGCTGTGGAGGCCCTTGGCGATGACTACAAAGTCGCCTTCCAGTCCTGCGAGCCTTCCTGTGTGGAAGGTGTGTGGGACTTTGTGATTGACTATAACATCAACCAGATAAATTAACGAATTATGGGAACGATAGTACCAGGCTACAACATCAAGTTGAAGCTCGCAACGAAGACCATCTTGGGTGTGACTCAGGACGACCTGCAGGTGACGCCCCAGACCAAGGACAGCATCACCAAGGATGACGCTGGCGTCAAGCAGAGCACCGTGACCGGGCAGGAGATCACTTTCACTGTGGCCGGTCTGGTCGAGGTCAAGGGCTCCGGTGACACGAATAAGATGGACGCGGATGGCCTCCTTGCGCAGTCCCTGAAGACTGGCTCGGATGCCATCATCGCTTTCGTCTATGATCGTGGGTCCGGTGCGAACTACCAGGGTAACTGCGTGATGACAGGCTACTCTGAGAGCTCGCCCGCGGATCCTGACAGCGACACCACTTTCTCCGCGACCTTCAAGGTGACGGGCGCCATGACGGCTGTTTCTTAGTATGGCTGACTGCATTACCATCAAGGGCAAGGAGTACCGCGTCGAGGTAGACATGCTGGTACTCGACCAGTATCTGCGGTCACAAGGGGAGACCGATCTGGCTTCTGTTCAGTTCGGCCGCCCCGGTGACATGCTGATGCTGATCTGGCTTGCCCTGGCGGAGGGCGCAGCCCTTGACGGAGTCGAGCTTGACATCACGCCTGAGGATCTGTGGCACATGCGCAGGCCTGACTACAAGGCGCTGGTGGATCAGTTCGAGCCCGTCTTCCGCGCCCAGGTGGTGCCGGACATTGAACAGGATCCTAAAGGCGGCAAAAAAAAAGCGACGGAGCCACGGCTCTGACGATAGGCCGGGCGCGCGGATGGGCGATTGCCTTCCTGCATCTTAGCCCGGCGGAGTTCGACCGCTTGCGTCTGTCGCATTTCCTGGAAGCTATGGCCGCATACCAGGAAGAGCGGATAGCGGAGCGCCGGCATCTCGGCGAGCTGGTCCGAGGCGCAGCGCTCCGTCTTTTCAATGTCCAGTTGAAGCCATCGGACCGTATCACGGATCCAGCGAAATTCTGGGAGATGCCGTGGGACGAGAAGCCCGAGAGAGATGTTGAAAAAGAAGTATCCGGATGGACCCAGGAAGAGCGGGACCAGAAGGCAAGAGAATTTCTAAAGAGAATTGGCGATGCCTAACAACCAGCCAAACATGAAGGTCACCTACACCTCGGACTCATCGAAGTTCGTGGCGGGGACCAGGCAGGCGAAGACCGCGGTGCGGGACTTCCAGAAGACCACCGAGCAGGCGATGGGCCAGCTTGGTGAGGCCTTTGGCGTCAACACCGGGAAGCTGGGTCAGATGACGTCCAGCGTGAAGGGTCTCGGGACGGAGCTGTCGAAGAGCGGGAACGCTGGTGTCAAGGCCTTCGGGGAGATGGTTGCCGGGTTGGATAGTGTCAAGCTGGGCGTCGCCGGCCTCGGATTGGGCGCTGCATTAGCTTCGTTCAAGGCGCTCCAGGCGACCGCCGAGAATTTCAAGAAGACAGTGGCGGGGGCCAACATCGAGATGGCGACCGCTGCGTATGTGTCGACCTACCGGCAGTTCTTCTTCGACCTCAACTCTGCCCAAGGGAGGGCGATGGCGAACTTTATGTCGGGCCTGGAGAAGATCAAGGCCGGTGCCGGCGCCGTGTTAGGCAGTCTCCTCGTCAACCAGGGGAACGACCTGTCCACGTCTTTGTTTGGCATCGCAGATCCGGGATTCTGGAAGGAGACGATCGGGCAGATGAAGGCCGCCAATGCGGTAGCGACGGAGGCCGCGGATATCGCCGATCAGATATACCAACTGGAGCGGCAGCGCTCGGACATGATGGTGGACCTGGCTGACAAGGAAAACAGGATCACGGAGCTGAAGAACATCATCTGGGACAAGACCAACTCGACGACGGAGCGCTCCGAGGCCCTTGCCGAGGCACAGGATCTGATCCGCCAGAAGTACACGGAGCAGTACGACATCGAGAGCGAGATCGCGGACCTGATGGAGCAGCAAAATAGCCTTACCGCCTCCACCCCGGAGCAGATCGACAGGGCCAACCAGCAGCGCATCAAGGCCAACAATCTGGTGGCCCAGATGAACGGCGAGCTGAAGTCCCTGCTGCGCCAGCAGAACAGCCTTACATCTGCCACTCGTGCGTCAACAGAAGCACTCAAAGAGCAGTTAAGACAGTTAGATCAGGTTCGTAAGGCTATTGCGGAAGGTATAGACCAAGATATAGCTGCGCGGCCGGAACTGTACAACCTCGGCGCGTCTGGTATCAGTATGCCGGGAGCCACTACAAACGCGAGTATAGCCCTCGCCGGTTATACTGGGCAGGTGGAGCAGGTAAGCAAAGCTATTATAGACTTGAAATCCTCCCTTACGGATCTGGCCGCGGATGGCGCCGTCGCTATCGGCTCCCTCATCGGGGACCTCATCAACGGAGAGAACGCTTGGGGCAACTTCGGCAACGCGGCCCTGGGCGCCCTGGGTGATATAGCTGTGGCCGTCGGTAAGACCATCATGCAGGAGGGTATCGCAGTCGAGGCTGCGAAGATGGCTTTGACCACGATGTCCGGCATCGGCGCCATCGCTGCCGGTGCTGCTCTCGTAGCCATCGGATCCGCGCTGAAGACGTCACTGAAGAACGCAGCATCCGGTAACTATTCCGCATCCGGAAACGTCGCCTCTTCCAGCTACGGCCGTGGATCCAGCGCCGGCTCCCGCGAATACCAGGAGCGCGGCTTTAGCGTGCAGGTTACCGGCACCTTGGTGGGTCAGGGTAGCCAGCTGTTGGCCGTGATTGATCAGGAGAATAATCGCAAATCGCATACGACCTAATGGCATACGGTACCAAATATCAGTTTACCTTCCAGTCACAGAACGGCGAAGAGTTCTGGATCATCATCGAAAAGGACGGTTACACAGGGGACGTGATCCAGCGTGCCTTGGGGCAGGCGCCCATCCTGAAGAGGGAGCGGAACGGCCACGTCTGCGGCACGTCCCTGGAGATCTATGCGGAGTGTCATGTGGACGGGGAGTTCGCGGAGTTCTACACCTCCAGTCCTCTCCTGTTCCGGGTGCACGTAGTCAGCAGTCAGACCAACAGGTGGCTGTTCTACGGGTTCATCTCTCCGGAGTTATACGCCGAGCCAGACATCGCGCCGCCCTATGACGTGCAGATCGTTGCTACGGACGGCCTGGGCGAGCTGCGTAGGTACTTATATGAGCCGCTGGGAGCGCAACCACTTAGTATCATTCTCGACGCGCTACTGGGAAAGACAGGTCTGCGGACCAGCTACTGGCATAACAACAACACCCTGACAGCCGGCGGCTCAAGCGCGGTGCCGGCAGCGGACTTCTTCGACCTTGCCATCGTAGACATGGACCATCTTGCAGGCAAGTCCTGCTATGAAGTGCTGACGTCCATCCTGGATTCCCTCCACGCGGACCTGTTCCAGAGTATCGACGAAGGCGGGGTCAACCTCTGGCAGATCATCCGGGAGACCGATGTGGAGCCCGGCGCCGCCGTGACGATCCGGAGGGACCCCTATGGTACGGACACTACGGTCGTGCCCCAGGCCTTCGGCTCCATGCAGCACTACGACTGGTGGCCCGTCGGCCAACTGACGGCGCAGGTGAAGCCAGCCTGCAAGCGGCTCACCGTCGTTTCGGACGCCCATTACAAGGACGGTCTGGTCAACGGAGGTATGACGTCCGACAGTGGCTGGCAGAAGTCGAGCGCATCCTATAACAGCAGCCTCGGTGCGTACCAGATTACGGCCCAGAATGGATTTATCCGTCAGACGCTGACCTTCGCGGAGGCAGTCCGCCGCCGGCTGAAGCTGGTGATCAATCTCCGGCAATACCGTCCGACAGCATCCGCCGCCAGCACGGCCGGCACCGCCTCGGTACAGATCGTAGCGGACCTTCGCAACTATGGCGGCACCGGCACGAGGTACCTGATCAAGAACAGTAACGACGAGTATGTATGGAGCTCGACGGCGGGCTCCCTGACGGTGGACCTCCCCGCGCCCGTATACAACGAGGGGGAGGCGGGCTGCACCCTCTTCGAGGTGGAGATCCCACTGCTCTCGACAGGCGGCAGGAGCTATGCGATGGCGAGTTCGCTCACCGTGCGGATCAGCCGCGACTCGTCGAACATCCCGCTCCTTGTCCATAACGCCTCCCTGACGTTCGAGGAGCAAATCGCGGGCTATCGTGATGTGTTCAGCATCGACAATGGC